TTGGTGGAAAACTAACAACGAAAGAACAAGCAATAGCAGTACTGACACCCATAATTGATATGAGACGTCCTTTATTTATAATTGCTGATGATATTACTGGCGATGCATTAAGTACGCTTACATTGAATAAGCTGAAGGGTGGACATCAAATTGCAGCAGTTAAGACACCTGGATTTGGTGATTATAGAAAAGAACTAGCTATTGATATAGCGTCAATAGTTGGGGCAAAGGTTGTTCCTGAAGACATGGTAAGTGATATTACTAAAGAATATGTAGAACAGTTATTTGGAACAGCTCAAGCAGTAAAGTCAGAACAGATGAGCACAGTAATAATGGGAGGTGTGCCAAGAGACGGTGAAGTAGAAAAGAGAGTAAAGGAAATTGAAGATAAACTAAAAGATAAGAAGTTAACTACATTCGAAGTAGAAAAATTCAATGAGAGACTAGCTAAATTAGGTGGAGGAGTAGCTGTTATAGAAGTTGGGGCAAGGTCTGAAATTGATATGAAGGAATTGAAGGATAGAATAGTTGACGCAAAGGAAGCTGTAATATCAGCACTAGAAGAAGGAGTAATCCTCGGAGGAGGCGTGGCACTACTCAACTGTAAAGACTTAGTAGTGAACGTGTTAGAAAATACCGACGAAACATTAGGGGTGCAACTTATTATGAAGGCAATTGAGTCACCATTTAGAACTATATGTGAGAACGCAGGAGTTAGTGCTGATGTAAAAATGGAAGGCATATTAACCAGACCAAAAGGAACTGGATACAACGCGAAGACGAATGAATATGTCGAAATGTTAGATACCGGAATACTAGATCCTAAAAAAGTAACCAGAATAGCTCTGGAAAGTGCAGCGAGTGTTGCTGGAACATTACTAACCACTGCATGTGCAGTAATAGAAAAATAAAATGAGACATGATGAACTATTAACAGAAATTGAAAGAAGAGAATACTATAATACTATGGCTCCCTTTCCGGTTTATGATACAGAAATAATTAATGATTTAAAAATATTAGGAATGATAACATCAAAAGAGAGTAGTAATAATGAGCCTATAACGTATTGCAAAACATGTCTGTCAATACATATTAAAACAGTCAAGTTTGAAGATACAGAACAAGAAGTAGATTATTGTGTTAATTGTAGTAATACAGATTTAGAAACGTCTCACGTATCAGAATGGGAGGATATGTATGAAGCTAAGTACGGAGAAAGGTTCTTAACTTCAAAAAAAGACTAATAAATGAACAATATTATTCTCAGTAGCAACGGATGGTGGGATGGTGAACTTTGGATCACAATAGAAGATATTTCTTTAAAAGCACTTGAGATTAAAGCTTCTGAACTACATACTTTGGTAGAACAAATGAATCAAGTGATGATAGGATTAAGATATCATCTACAAACAGAGATAACCGGAGAAGAGAATAAATATAAGTTAATTATTAACGTACAAGAATACAATGAGTCAGAATATGAACATAAAGAGAATTCACACAGACAAGAAATCAATATTTAGATATTGGCTTGAATTCTTAAGACCTTATCATAAGTTAAGGACTAAAGAAATTGAGGCATTAAGTTTGCTACTTTATTATAGGTACGAAATATCAAGAAGTATTCCAGATCCAGAAATGGTTGATATGGTTTTGTTCTCTACACAAACAAGAAATAAAATAAGAGAAGATTTAGGTAAAATGGGACAGAAGGTTTTTAATAACCTACTTACATCATTAAGAAAAAAAGATATAATAAGAGAAGGAAACAAAATTAATCATGTATTAATCCCAAATATGACTGAAGATGGTTTCAAGTTAGTATTTGACTTTGAAGTTAAGAAATGAATCTAAGCAGGGCAGACGAAATAAAAATAAAAGAATTATCAGAGAAATACAATGTTGATGTTGAAACGATTAAGAAAATAGTTTCAGCTCCATATGATTTTATCCAATATAAAACAAAAGAATTAGAATTTGAAGATGATTTAGACAGAGAGGCTTTTGATAAGATGAAAACAAATTTTAATATTCCTGGAATAGGAAAACTATACGCTTCATTCTTCTTATATGGAGAGATTCAGAAAAAAAAGAAAAAAAAATTAGGAAATTAGATAAATTTACAATAAATTAGCAAAATAATATTATTAATTAAAATTTTTTAAAAAATGGAGAGTAAACAAGAAGAACCAAAATTATTTATCACAACAGAAGAAATACTTAATGCAACTTTGCAGTATTTAGCTCAAAGGCCATATGTAGAAGTTCAACAATTGATTGAAGCTTTAAGACATTCTAAGCCTGCACCGCCACAACCACATAATCCGATTCCTCAAGAAATTCCACAAACGGAAGAAAATATCGCTATGATGGAAGTTGTTGAGCCAACGATTATTAAGACAAAAGCTAAAAAGTAATGAATAAAGAAGCACAGATTTCTAAGGATATAGATGTCATTAAGAGAGAGGAAGCTAGAGATCTAGGAATCCAGGACTTCTTTAACAATAGGGATAAATCTAAAAGAGGAACTGAAGGATTAATTGAAAATACAAAACAAACAATTAATATTGAAAGTTCTAAAAAAGAAGAATTATATGAGAAGTCTTTGAAGGTGAATAGTCTTCCTTCTCATATAGTTCCTATGTTTGGAGGATTATTCTTAACTGCTCGTAGAAATAAGCTCACAGAAAATGGCTTATATTTACCGACAGCATCATTTGGAAAAGGAAGTGAGACAGATATGGATGTGGATTTTTCAACAACACAAGTTGTATTAGCTTGTGGCCCACATGTAAGTCAAGTTGCTAAAGGAATGGAGGTTGTTATTAACATGGACAACTTTAAGAAAAGACTAGAGTCAACAATGGCTCAAAAAGTAAATAAAGAATTCGAATATGTATTGCCAGTAGAAAAGATAGAAGGCATAGAATATTTGTATATATCAGAAAGGGATATAAAGTATGTCTCAAATACTAATGGAATAATCATTTTAAAAAAACAAGAAAATGGCATTTAAAAAAGACAAAGAAAAAACAACTATTGAATCTCAAGCATTTAACGAGCAATTGTTAGATATGCTAAAAGGAGTAGAGGACGCATTAGATAATGAATCTCCACAAACTATCGAAGTTAGAGGAGCTGCAATTCATCTAAAAGCTGCAATTGGTGCATTAGCACAGGCAGGAAAATTTGCTAAAGTTAAGTCTTAAAAATAGACTATCATACAGTTTTGAGGATAGCCTTACTTGACAGTAGGGCTATTTTGTTGTATATTTGTTTTAAACAGGAGAGAAATGAATTTATTTGAAATAGTAAATAATGTTGTGACATTCAGTCCACAAGCATTATTAGCAAAACCATTTAAAAATATATGGGATGCTGATGACTCTAAAGATAAGAGTCTTGCGAACTTAGAATTAGCATACATATATTATATGGCTGATGAAAGGAGTGACTTTATGCACGTACTTGATTTAGAAGAAAGAGATGAAGAGGTTAAGAAATGGTTAGACATGCCTGCAAGATGGTCTGGCAATAGGAAAGATATAGTAAGGGCTATACATTATTATCAGAAACTATCAGAAACAACTAGTACTAAATTGTTACAAAGTACTAGACTTGTATTACAAAAGATATCTGAATTTCTTGATGGAATTAATATGAATGAAAGAGATGAGAGAACCAAGAAGCCTATTCATGATATAAGTAAGATTACAAATGCTGTTGAGAAGATACCAAAGCTTATTAAAGCTATAAATGAAATTGAGAAAGAAGTAATTAAAGAAAAAGAACTTAAAGCACAGTCTGGTAATAGAACTCAGTCAATGTTTGATGACGCGGGGATATAATGAGGAAATTTAACTCAATACAGACAGAGCTTACAGAAGAATTACTTGAAAGTCTTCCAAGAGATGAGAAGCAGGATTTACTAGATAATATAGATTCAATTCAATTCATTCAAAACCTTGCTTCTCCAACAAGAAATAGAGTAAGTGATTTAGATCGTTGGGAAAACCCTTTATTACCATTAACCAATATAGATTCAAATATGAGTCTAAGAGTGTTGGATCCAAATGGAAGAATAGCAGTTAATTTGACTAATCCACATATCTTAGAAGATATGGAATACTTTAGACCTGCTGCCATACATTTTGAAACACATAAATGTTATACAAAGTTATTTCCAAATAGAAATCCTAATTCGGAATATTATAAATTTTGGGCAGAAGAAGCTAGAAGATGTAGAGAAGGATATACAAGACAATACGATGGCGAATGGATACCAGGTAATTATTACTTTCAATTAAACTACGCTCCATTATTAAGAGCAGAGGTTAGAGAAGGAACTAAACAATCTGACAGAGTTGAAGCCTTTCCTTATGTGTATGACGGAGATTATTGGTTCTTTCATTATTGTGAACAAGCAAGAGCATTGGGAAAACATGGGGCCAACCTTAAAAGAAGGGGTTGTGGATACTCAGTAAAAGCATCTAACATGTTAGCCAAGAATTTTATACTTGGTGATTCAACTAAATCAAAAGAAAAAGTAAAGTCATTCGCGATAGCTAATGAGAAAGAATACCTTACAAAAGATGGTATTTTAAATAAATTTATTAATGTAATTGATTGGAATGCCACACATACTCCGTGGCCACGTATCAGGTCTTTAAAAGATTCGTTAAATGATATGCACTGGAGAATGGGACGTAAAGATAATGTTCGTGGTGTAGAGGTTGGAGTATTAAATGAAGTTATAGGTGTAACATTAAAGAATGATGCACAAAAGGCAAGGGGTAAAAGGGGAGCTTTAGTTCTTTGGGAAGAAGCAGGTAAATTTGCAGATTTCCTTACAGCTTGGAAGATTGCACAACCTTCTGTTGAAGAATCTGGATTTGCATTTGGATTCATGATGGCAGGTGGTACTGGTGGTGTTAAAGGTGGAGCATTCGAGGGATTAGAAGAAATCTTTTATAACTCTGCTGGTTATAACATAATGTCTATGCCTAATGTGTTCGATAGAAACACTAATGGAAAGGGAGAATGTGCTTTCTTTTTTGGAACATATTTAAACTTCACAGGGAAAATGGATAGTGATGGTAACAGTGATGTTATCGGAGCAATGATAGAAATTAACAGGAAGAGAACTAGTATTAGACGAGGTGCTTCTGACCCAAACACAATTATACAGACTAAAGCTGAGGAACCAATCACACCTCAAGAAGCTATCATGCGTACAGAAGGAACAGCGTTCCCTGTTGCTGATTTAAGAGATTACCTTGAAGACATTGCTCCTGAGCTTAATACATTTGTAGATTCTCACTGGGTTGGTAACTTAGCTTATGATGAAAAAGGATTTGTTAAGTGGATTAATGATGCCACAAAAAGACCAATAAGAGAATATCCATATAAAGTTAGAGGAGGAAACAATTCTGATGGAGCTATTGAGATATTTGAGATGCCGAATAAAGATAGAGATGGAAAGGTTTTCCAGAATAGATATATTGGTGGAATTGACCCTGTTGATAATGATTATACTATTGGAGGGTCTCTTGCGAGTATTTTCATATTTGATTTATGGACAGATAAGATTGTGGCAGAATATACAGGTCGGCCAGTTATGGCAGATGAATTTTATGAAACATGTTTAAGGCTTACATCATTTTATAACGCACAGTCAAATTATGAGAACAACCTGAAAGGACTCTTCACATACTTCTCCAATCACAACGCCTTGTATCTATTGGCAGATAGTCCAGACATATTACGCGATATGGAGATCGTTAAGAGCACTTTGTATGGAAATAGATCTAAGGGAACAAGAACAACTAAAGAGGTCATAAAGCTTGGGAAAACGTTCCAGAGACAGTGGATGCTAACTCCATATGAGGAAGAAAGATATGACGAGAAGACAAATGAAGTATCGACTATGACAATACCTAATTTAAGAAGGATTAGGAGCATTGGATATATAAAGGAGTGTATTGCATGGAATCCTGATATAAACACAGATAGGGTATCAGCAATGGATATGGTGATGATTTTAAGAGAAGACAGAGTCAAGATGACTGAGAAGTTTGAGGAATCAAGAACAGAAAGTGTTAATGACTTTTTTCACGATGATGAATTCCTTGATGCAAACTGGCAAAAAGCAGTTGCAAGAATGGAAGGATCAAATAATGATGGATTTGGAATCATTTAGCTATAATAGAAGAAGTTGTTTTTCATATATATTGATTAAATTTACAAAATAGAATAAAAATATGTCAACGGTAAAAAACTTTCCAGCACAAAAACTATCTTTCTCTCAGAAAGGTAAGCAGTGGCGTAAAGAGCATTTAGATTGGGCAGACAATAATAGTTATCTAAACAATAGTGCTGTACGAAGAAAACTTAAGAATAAGAAAATCAATCTAAACCTATATAATGGTAAGTTAGATATGGCAGACATGAAACTTATTTTAAACCCAGGTGGTTTAGAAAAGTTCTATGTTCCTGATGATGTCCAACATTATCCTATTATAACTCCAAGAGTGAATGTTCTTGTCGGTGAAGAAAAGAGAAGAAAGTTTGATTGGTCTGTACAGATAATCAATCCTGATACTATCTCGAAAATAAAGGAAGATAAGAAGAAACTTGTAGACGCCAAGTTAATGGAGATGCTTCAGTCAGATGTATCTGATGATGAGCTAGAAAAAGAATTAATTAAGTACGGTGATTATATAAATTTCGATTATCAAGATATACGCGAGAAAAGAGCTAATCTTTTAATGAAGAATTATATCAGTAAATTAAACATGAAAATCATGTTCCAACAAGGCTTTAAAGATGCCTTAATAATGGGAGAAGAGGTTTACATGTTTGATATTATAAACGGAGATGTAGTTTTTGAGAAATTAAATCCAATGAAAGTTCATACATTACGTGGTGGATTTTCAAATAGAATAGAAGATTCAGATGTTATTGTTTTAGATGATTTCTGGAGTCCTGGTAAAATACAAGATACATTCTATAACGACCTAAGTGAAATGGAAGTTAAGAAACTTGATGATGGCCAATGGAATAGTGGTAGTATGAATGCAGATGGAGTTAGCGAAGCAGTTGATGATGTGGCAGGATTAAGACTACTTGATAGAGAAGCATTAGATTCATATGTTGATTCAACTGGGATATTTACTTCTTATGGTTCAGAAGGCAAGAGTACTTACAATGATGAATTTGGGAATGTAAGAGTTCTTAGAATGTTCTGGAGAAGTATGAAGAAAGTAATTAAAGTAGAATACTTTGATGAACTAGGTCAAAAACAAACTAAATTCCGAGCAGAAGATTACATTCTTGATAAGGAAATGGGTGAGACTGGAAAAGCAATATGGATCCCTCAATGGTGGAAAGGTGTTAAAATAGGTAAAGATACTTATCTTCAAATTAAACCAAAAGAAATACAATACAATAAAATAGATCAACCAAGTTTCAATTCATGTGGAATTGTTGGTCAAATATATAACTCTGGAGATGAAGAGGCTGTAACCTTAGTTGACAGAGCTAAACCATTCCAATATCTTTATGATATTTCATGGTACAGAGTAAACGAGGCTTTAAGTAAATACTTAGGCTCTATCGTTGAATTAGACTTAGCAAAAGTCCCAACCGGATGGTCAGTTACTAAATGGTTGTACTTTGCACGTAAATCTGGAATATCTGTTGTTGATAGTTTTAAAGAGGGCCAAAAAGGAATGGCTAAAGGAAAACTTGCAGGTTCTGTCGGTAATACAACTGGTAGAATCTTAGAACAAAGAGTAGGTGACTTTATTCAGACTCATATTGAGATGATGGAGTTCGCGAAAGCACAGATGGACGAGATTACGGGTGTTTCTAGACAACGTCTTGGGCAAGTTGAGAATAGGGAGACTGTCGGCGGAATAGAAAGAGCCGTATCCCAGTCCAATCATATTACAGAGGAACTATTTACCTTACATGATTATTGTAAGAAAAGATGTTTCCAAATGCTTATTGAAACTGCAAAAATTGCACTTAAAGGTAAAAACACCAAGTTCTCTTATATTGCAGATGATATGACTCGTCAGATTGCAGAAATAGATGGCGATCAGTTTGCTGAAGAAGAATATGGATTAATGGTCTCTAATGATGATGAGATAAATCAATTGCAACAAAAATTAGATGGAATGGTTCAACTTGGATTACAAAACCAAATGATATCTTTCTCTACTGCAATAAAAATTTATAATTCTCCTTCTGTAAGAGAGATTCAAAGACTTATTGAAAAAGATGAAACTCAAATGAAAGAGTCTCAATCTAAAACTGCTGAAGATCAAAATAAACAATTAGATGCTCAAATGAAGCAACAAGCTCTTGAAAAACAACAAGAACAAGCTTTAGACCTTTCTAAATTTAATAGAGAAGATGAGACTAAGCGTTATATTGCTGAATTACAAGCTGAAACAGCTAGAATTCAAAAAGAGAATGTAGATAGAGGAGTTGAAACTGATGATGATGAGTATGAGAAGTTTGAAGAAGAATTAGGAATAAAGAAACAGGCTCTTTCTCAAGATATGACAAAGCATAATGATATTATGTCAAGAAAAGATAGAGAAATAGAGATTAAAAATAAGGTAGCTAACAAACCATCTACTAGTAGTAAGAAATAAATAATGAGACAAACTCAAAATCAATTTTTTGGTTTAGATGCAAATAAAAATAGTCATTCAGTGCCTGGTGCAATATATATTGCAATAGATACAAAGAAGATATATGTTTATGATATTTATGGAAAACCTAAACTTGTAAGCGGAGGAGCTACTGGTGGGGGAACTATTTTAACTTTTGACTACTATTCTGATCTTCCTATTGGACTTGATGAGAATACAACTGCATTTGTGTTGTATAGTTCAGGAACAGCATGGTTACCAGGTGGACTTGGAGGAACTTATCGTCCTGCAGGGTGGTATATTTATAGAGGTGGTGCATGGACATCAATAGAGTTATTGATAGATGAGGCTTTAGCAGATTACGGTGATCGCATTACTGCCAACACAACAAGTATAAATAATCATAAAGCAGACTTAAATAACCCACATCAAGTTGATAAAACTGACGTTGGATTATCAAATGTTGATAATACTAGTGATTTATTAAAACCAATTAGTACAGCAACTACAAATGCTCTTGCTCTTAAATCAAATACTGGGCATAATCATATAAAGGCTGATGTAGTTGACTTTAATGATGCAGATTACGCAACACCGGCACAGGGAGCATTGGCTGACACAGCATTACAACCAGGAGACAATATCTCTCAGTTGTTTAATGATGAAGTTTATTTACAACCATCTGATAATGTATCAGCATTAACAAATGATGCAGGATATATAGTTGGAAATACTTTAGCTAGTTATAGATCAGATATAGTTGTTTCGGATATTTATAGTGGATACTTATTGAATTCCACTCCGATAATTAAAAAATATAATAATGGTATAGAAACTTTTGCTCAAGGAGTTACTGACTTAGAACCAGATTGGGCAAATAGATTAATTTTAACTTATATTTAATGGCAGTAACAATTAATACAGGTGGTACTTACAAAGTAGTAAGGGTCAGTAATGCTGATTCACTAACTAACTGGGCACTTATAAAAATTGAAGGTTCAGGTGGTACACCATCAGTATTTGCTTCTGTAGGTACTATTGACCTTGTTAAAGAAGGAACTGATGCTGTAGCTTCAGTTGTAAATAAACAAAGAATTAACATATATTATCAATCTGGTAGTTATGATTTTACACCAGCAAGTTCTGGTGGAGGTGCAACTAAGGTGCCAAGTGGTATAGTTTATATTTGGAATGCTTTTCTTGCAGCAGGTTCGGCATTAATTAAAGCAAATGGTGGTGGACAAATTTCATTGAGTGATGGTACTAATACTTCCTATTGGAATGTATATGGTAGTGATACTTATTCAGGAGGATTTATTAAATGGGCAATTTTAACAACTATTAC